CCACTGTCCTGCTCAGATACTACGCAACTGTGTTCACCCTGAGCTGGGATTGCAGATATTTAACCAACAGAGAGAAATAGCATGAACGTATTCATAGGCCCAAACGACCTGTTACACGGTGATGAACACTTAGAGGAACTAGAAGACTGGGAGCTGCGAGAGAGATTCTTTAACGCCCTGAGAGACTTAACAGCAGCAGCAGACACTATAGAGAAACTGAAAAGCCCTAAATGGACTCCGTACCCTGAAGATATTGAAGTGCTACAGGACACTTTAGAGGAGCTGAAGTATTCTTTAAAGTAGAACTACTAGCAGTTATTGCTATAGGAGGGCTGTTTTGTTACTATATAGTCCAGAGGGTAGCACAGAATTTTTACAGGAGCAAACAAATGTTTGAAGATTATATGCAGGGTAAGTTAACGCCAGAGATTCAGGCGGTTATGAGAGCTGCCAGCGACATCGCTAGTGGGGTATTCAGTCTCAGAGAGGCTGCAAAGTTCTACAAGCTATCGCCAGAGCAGATTATTAGATTTATGACAGAGAGTGCAGAGTATGATGTTGTATTTAGAAAGGAGGGAGCAGAATGATATTAACCAGCAGAGATCGTTTGGTGTTAGAGAGGAAACCTGTTAAAGTGAAAGGGAGCTACAATATTCCAGAAGAACGGAGCCACTATTGTCGCCACCCAGAGCAAACAGACTGGACTAAGCCCTGCCCAATATGTAAGCGCAGGATCAGAATAGTAGCAAGAAACATGGAGCATAAAACAGCATGGTTATCTTAGGACGTAATTTATCATTAGAGTATAGACTGGGCGTAGGTATTGATCTGGAGTTTCCAGACAGCAGACCAGTGTGGGTATTTAATTCAAAGACGCAGAAAACAGAGACTATGCCCTTTCAGGGTGTTATCCTACATCTGCCGCTATGTCTAGTCAGTTTCGGTAGAGTTTATGAGGAGGTTTTTGAATGAGTGTAGCAACCCATCAACCCTGCCCAGACTGTGGCAGCAGCGATGCGCTACAGGTGAACCGTAACAGCACCTATTGCCATAGCTGCAACACCTACACCAAGCTGGAGGGAGGCTATCAACCTGTGGAGATACCGCAGGATGATCAGCCCACACCAAAGCCCAGCTTCAGTGCTGTGGAGAATATGCTTACTACTGGGAAATACCAGAGCATTGTATCCAGAGGACTCACCACCGCCACAGCGAAGCACTACGGCATCCTAGAGACACCAGATAAAACCTATTTCAGCTACCACAACCCAGACGATGCTTTAGTACCTGTAGCGGCTAAGATACGGCTTCCAGATAAGCAGCATAGCATTGTAGGGGATTGGAAAGGCGCTGGTCTATTCGGTCAGCACTTGTTCTCTGCTGGCTCTGCCAAGTATGTCACCATCACTGAGGGCGAGTTTGACGCTGCTGCAAGCTACCAGATGCAAGGGAGCAAGTACCCAGTAGTATCTGTCAGGAACGGCGCTAGCGGCGCTCTAAAGGACTGTAAGGCCGCCTATGAATGGCTAGACAGCTTTGACGCCATTGTCATCTCTATGGATGCTGATGAACCTGGACAGAGGGCTGCGAGAGAGATTGCAGAGCTGTTTGGCGGCAAATCAGCCATCATCAAGAACCCACCACAGTACAAGGATGCCTGCGACTACCTAGCCGCTAATGATTCCAAAGGCTACATAGCTGCGTTCTGGGCGGCTGAGAAGTTTGTTCCAGACGGTATTATCAATGGCGCTAGTCTCTGGGAGGAGGTGAACAGACCTGTAGAGAAGTCTGCGGTGATGTACCCGTGGGAGAGCCTGAACAAGCTAACCTACGGCATCAGAGAGGCAGAGCTAGTCACCATCACAGCAGGCTCAGGGCTGGGTAAGTCTCAGTTTGTCAGAGAGATAGTGTGGCATATCCTGAAGGAGTCAGACCAGAACATCGGGCTACTGTTCCTAGAGGAGAATGCACGCAAGACTGCACTGTCGCTGATGTCACTAGCGGCTAACAAGCCCCTGCACCTGCCTGACGTAGAAAGCACTGAGGAGGAACGCTGGGAGGCTTTTGAGGCCACCATGGGCACTCAGAGGCTATTTATGTTCGACCACTTCGGCTCTACCAGCATTGACAACATCATAGCCCGCTGCCGCTACATGGCTAAGGCGCTGGACACCAAGTTTCTGTTCCTAGACCACGTAAGTATTGTTGTGTCTGCACAGAGCAATGGCGATGAGAGGAAGGCGCTGGATGAGATATGCACCAAGCTGCGCATGCTGGTTCAAGAGACTGGTATTACCCTGTTTATGGTGAGTCACCTGAAGCGCCCAGACGGCAAAGGCCACGAGGAAGGCGCTGCTAGTAGCCTGTCACAGCTCAGAGGCTCTGCATCTATAGCACAGCTCTCAGACATGGTGATAGGACTGGAGAGGAATGGCCAGGCTGAAGACCCTATAGAGAGAAACACAACTAGCGTCAGAGTGCTCAAGAACCGCTTCTGCGGTACTACAGGGCCAGCAGGCGGGTTGTTATTTGACCAGAAAACAGGTAGGATGGTTGAAGTTAAGGAGGAGGGGCTGTAATGAGATGTGTAGCGTGTAACAAGAATTTATCGGACTTTGAGTCTACAAGGAAATCCGCTGAGACTGGCGAGTATTTAGATATGTGCAATGATTGCTTCTTTTACACCGAAGACGACATTGCTACCATTGACAGAGATGACCTACGTAGTGAATCTGACACCATGATGGAGAGTCAAGAATATGAGCAAGATTGGCAACTTGGTAATGACAGTTCAGGAGAGTAAGACACAACTGAACTACATAAACCCATTTGATAAGTACAGTAACAAAACTAACGCAGCGAGGCAGTATTATGTGGATTACGCTGGATATAGAAACCAACACAAGTCACGACACTATCTGGGTAGCAGTAACTCAGGACGTTGAGACTGGTGAGATGCTAGAGCACTACTCTGCTGAGACTCTGAAGCCTCTGCTTCGTGACTCAGAAGGCGTCATTGGTCACAATATCATAGGCTTCGATGCTCCAGTGCTAGAGAAGCAGTGGTCACTACAGATACCAAAAGAGAAGCTAAAAGATACTCTAGTGCTGAGTAGGCTCTGGAATCCGTCTCTGGAGGGTGGACACAGCCTGGACTCTTGGGGCAAACGCTTTGGCGACCACAAGATAGACTTTCACGACTATGACGGTGGACTGTCTGACGAGATGGTGGAGTATTGCAGGCAGGACGTAGCACTCACCACAAGACTGTATAAACATTTAACAGACAAGCTGAAGCGAGAGGAGTTTAAACAGCAGTGCGTAGATTTAGAAGAGAAGGTGTACATCATTACGGCGGAGCAGGAGCGCAACGGCTTCATGCTAGACGTAGAAGCAGCTACTTCGCTATGGCAAGACATAACGCACAAGATGAGGCAGATAACAGCGGAGCTACAGAAAGTATTCCCGCCGATAGTGGAGGAACGCTGGAGCGAGAAGACAGGAAAGCGCCTGAAGGACAAGGTGACTGAGTTTAACGTAGGCTCTCGTAAGCAGATTGCAGAGAGGCTAGAGGGTGTAGGTGTTAAGTTTAAGCTACAGACTGAGAAGGGCGCTATCATTGTTAATGAGAAGGTGCTGGAAGGCATCGACATCCCTGAAGCTAAGATGATCTATGAGTACCTGATGTTGCAGAAGAGAGCAGCACAGATAGACTCTTGGTTAACTCACGAGAAGGATGGTAGGGTACACGGTAGGGTGATTACCAATGGCGCTGTAACAGGCCGTATGACGCACCACAGCCCTAATCTAGCACAAGTGCCCTCTGTATCTGCACCGTATGGTAGAGAGTGTAGATCATTCTGGACTGTGCCTGAGCACCACAAGCTAGTAGGCTGTGATGCCAGCGGCTTAGAGCTACGTATGCTTGCACACTACATGCGTGATGAGAACTACACCAACGAAATACTCAGCGGTGACATCCACACAGCCAACATGAAGGCAGCAGGACTCACTGACCGCAACCAAGCCAAGACCTTCATCTATGCCTTCCTGTACGGTGCAGGGCCAGCTAAGATAGGACAGATAGTAGGAGGCGGCTACAAAGAAGGACAGCAGCTTACAGATTCCTTCTTACGCAACACACCAGCACTGGCTAGGCTGCGAGAGCGTGTGACTAAGTTCTCAGCAGGCGGTACACTTCCAGGTCTGGACGGTAGACGCTTGCGGGTCAGGTCAGAGCATGCAGCACTAAACACGCTGCTACAGGGTGCAGGCGCTATAGTAATGAAGCAGGCACTGGTGCTGATGGTAGAGTCACTAGACACGTACGCTATTCCGTACAAGCTGGTGGCTAATGTACATGACGAGTTTCAGATAGAAGTACCAGAGAATTTTGCTGATGTAGTAGGCAAAGCAGCAGTAAGAGCCATCAAGAATGCAGGAGAAGTGTTAGACCTGCGCTGCCCTCTTGATGCTGAATACAACGTAGGAAACAACTGGGCAGAAACCCATTAACTAGAGGTAATTATTATGCGTACAACTTTACAAACTTTAATGAAAGAAGAAGAAATCACTCAACAGGAACTATCTCGCAGGACTGGTGTTCCTCAACCAACTATTTGCAGAATCTTAGATAGCACTCACGAGTCTCCTAGCTTTTTCACTATGTTGAAGCTGGCTAGGTATTTCAAGGTTCCTGTAGAAACTTTATATGAAGAAGACCTTTCGTATTATGACGAACCTACGGAGACTATCACTGTAGATGGCTCTAAAACCATAACCATAGAAATTAAAGTACGTTGACACAGACATACCAAATATGGTATAATATACGTAGATCAGTTGTGATCTAAAACAACCAAAGAGGTAATTAGTATGAGCGAAGCAAAACCAGTAACAGTAAACGCAGAGATGATGTGGTCTAGCCTACAAGAGGTAAACCGCATGTCAGGTAAGTACCAAGTAGACCTAGCACAGCTCTCCTCAGCAGCAGTAGAAGCTCTGGAGATGATGGGCTTGAGTATTCGAAACAAGGAAGGACAAGGCGACTTTGTAACTGTAAAGTCTAATCATCCTATCCGCGTGTACGACACTGACGGTAAAGAGATTACAGGCATCCTAATAGGTAATGGCTCTAAAGCCAAGGCTGTATTGTCCTACTATGACTGGAAGTCTCCAGCAGGTCAGGCAGGTCGTAGCCCTAAGCTGTTCAAGCTAGTAGTCACTGACCTGATCCCCTACGGCGGCAAGGAAGAGTTTGTCGAAGTAGATATGGAAGAAGCCCTGTGATATTAATTGATGCAGACATTCTAGTCTATCGTGTAGGCTGGTCTTGCAACGAAGAATCTGAGAAGACGGCCATCAGCACCATCGATGGCTTTGTCTCAGACATTCTGTTGCAGCTCAACGTAGACGAAGAAACAGACTACTATGTTCTGTATCTCACTGGCAAAGGAAACTTCCGCAAGGAATATGCCGTTACTGCTGAGTACAAAGGAAACCGTAAAGATAAGGCAAAGCCCGTGCATATTCAGGCACTACGCCAACACCTTATCGACAAGTGGGCTGCTGTGGTTACTGAAGGAGAAGAGGCAGACGATGCCATAGCTATAGCAGCTACTACACACGGTGACAAGGCTATCATGGTTTCTTTAGACAAGGACTTTGACCAGATTCCAGGATGGCACTACAACTTTGTAAAGAATAGTAAGTACTACGTAAAGCCAGAGGACGGCTTACGCTTCTTCTACCGCCAGATACTCATGGGTGACAGGATTGACAACATCATAGGCATCAGAGGTATTGGTGAGAAGAAGTCAGAGAAGATTCTGAAGGACTGTACTACTGAGCAGGAACTCTACGACAAGTGCGTAGAAATGTACGATGGAGACGAAGACAGAGTGATAGAGAATGGTAGGATGCTCTGGCTACGCAGGTACGAAGGTGAGATATGGAGTTTTAACGGTGAAGACAAGGAATAATGGAAGATGGACAGAAGCGCGTTTCCGTTCCTTTATCGTCTCTGCACTCAGACAAGCTCACGCTAAGTGGGGTGTAAAGCACGATGTCAAGTCAGCGGCTAGGGTAGCTAGAGGGATGTACAAGTGTGCCAAATGTGGCAAAGGCTCTCCAGCTACTCTACCACCGCTAGAAGGAAAGAAACGCAGACGCAACAACGCAGCAGTAGACCACATAGACCCAGTAGTAGACCCAGCAGTAGGCTTCGTAGATTGGAACACCTACATAGACAGAATGTTCATAGAAGCTGAAGGGTATCAAGTACTGTGCCACAAGTGTCACACTGCAAAGACTAACGCAGAGCGTAAGAGGCGAAAGAAATGACCAAGCATCTAGTAATACCAGACACACAAGTAAAACCTGGACACAGCACTGCTCATCTCAAGTGGGCTGGAGAGTACGCAGCAGAGAAGAAGCCTGATGTCATCATCCACATAGGCGACCACTGGGACATGGCTAGTCTCAGCAGCTATGACGTAGGTAAGAAGTCCTTTGAGGGTAGACGCTACATCAACGACATCAACGCAGGCATTAACGCTATGCGTGTATTCCTAGAGCCTATACAGCGTGAACAGGAAAGACTGAAGCGTAACAAGTGGAAGCAATGGAACCCTCGCCTAGTGTTCACTCTTGGTAATCACGAGCACCGTATAGAGAGAGCTATTGAGGCAGACCCCAAGCTAGACGGACTAATGAAGTATGAAGACTTTATGTTAGAGGAGATGGGCTTTGAAGTTGTACCATTTTTGGAACCTATTGTCATTGATGACATCGCCTACTGCCACTACTTTACTTCAGGTGTTATGGGCAGGCCAGTTAGCTCTGCTAAGTTAATGCTGGCTAAGAAGTATATGAGCTGTGTGATGGGCCATGTACAAGATAGAGACATAGCCTATGCTCGTAAGGCAGACGGCACAAATCTACTAGGACTGTTTTCAGGTATATTCTACCAGCATGATGAAGACTACTTAACTCCCCAGACTAACGGAAGCTGGGCTGGTATATGGATGTTGAACGAGGTAGCCAATGGCGGTTGTGATGAACTACCAGTCAGTATAAACTATCTAAGACAGAAGTACGGAGAAGAGGATGGCTCTAACCTATTACGATTTACTGGATAAGCTGAAGCTACTGGACGAACTAACACTCATAGAGATATTAGACATAAGCTCAGAAGAGTTAGTAGATGCCTTTAGCGACAAGGCCAACGATAAATTAGAACAGTTACAAGAGGATTTTAGACATGAGACTCAATGACGCAACACCAGCAGACTGGGACAGAGTACGTAAGCAAGCGCCAGCAATAGAGAGAAAGACAGGGCTGGAAGCATGGATGAAGGCAGCACATGAGGAAGCTGAACAGATCATGGACAACGTAAACAAGCCCACACACTACAACACTGGCAACATAGAGTGTATTGAAGCTATAGAAGAGTCTATGTCTTCAGTGGCATTCAAAGGCTACCTCAAGGGCAACTGCATGAAGTATTTGTGGCGCTATGACTACAAAGGTAAGCAGGTAGAAGACCTACAGAAAGCTGGCTGGTACTTACAGAAGCTAACTGCAATGGTGGCAGAGGAGAACAGCTGATGGACAGACAACCAGTGTTTGAGTTTATACACTACCCTAAGTTTGGAGAAGCAGAGCGCGTATGCCCAGCAGTCAAGATAGTCTACACACTGTATAGCGATGAGCAAACGTTGCACGATATGAGAGAGCAGTTTGATTACTTCTTAAAAGCATGCTCCTATCACATACCAATAGATGAGGAATAATAATGGATCAGTATCAACAGTTTATACACAAGAGCAGGTACGCACGATGGCTACCTGAACAGAAGCGAAGAGAGACCTGGGCAGAGACAGTGAACCGCTATGTAGCCTTCTGGGTTGACAGAGGTCAGTTAGATCAGAAGACCAGTGCTAAGATGTTTGACGCTATACACAACATGGAAGTCATGCCTAGCATGCGCTGTATGATGACAGCAGGGGAAGCTCTAGATAAAGATAACGTAGCTGGATTTAATTGTAGTTACTTAGCCATTGACTCTGCGCGTAGCTTTGACGAGTTGATGTACGTGTTGATGTGTGGTACAGGCGTAGGCTTCAGCGTAGAGCGTAACTTCATTAACAAGCTGCCAGAGGTTGCAGAGACTTTCCACAAGACTGACAGTGTTATTGTTGTTAGTGACAGCAAGATAGGCTGGGCCTCTGCAT